ATTTTTGTTCGTTGTCTTGCTCAAAGTATTGATCCTGATGATTTCGTACACATATGGGGTATGTCCAAGTGGATGGGTCATTATGAAAAAATGCTTGACTCATTCGTAGACGGTGTACTTGCTACTAATGAAGAAATGGTAATGCACATGAAGATTGCAGGTTGGACTGCTCCAATCTATAATATCAGTGGGTTAGCATTTGGTAAAGATGAAGTGCAATCTCGTGTAGCAAGTATCAAGTCATTCAATGAACGCAAGATGCGTGTAGTATTCTCTGCACGTTGGGATCAAGAAAAACAGCCAGACTTTTACATGGATCTCATTGAGGTATGGAACAGTCATCCTGGATTATCAAAAGTTGAATTCTGTGTCTGTAGTGGTGGCAAACTAAAATCTAACAGCGATAGTTATATGCAACGCACCCGTGAAATGGTAGATGCAGGAAAATTAACAATCTATGAGGATTTAGAAAAAAATGATTACTACAACATTGTTAATGATAGTCGGGTAGTATTTAATTGTGCGTTACAAGACTGGGTCTCTAACACCGTATCAGAAGCAGATACTCTTGGATGCAATGTTCTCTATCCTGCTTATCGCAGTTTCCCCGAAACTTTTGCCAATGACCATGAACGTATGTATATTCCTTGGTCTATTGACGATGCTGTAAATAAATTGGAAACACTACTACAATCACCACATCCAAGAATGGGAGAAATAAGCAACCGTAATGATAGTACTATTGACAGAGTATGTGATATACTTGCGGGCAAGGGCGAAGATATGCTACGAATGACTACTGATTATCGTAAACACACTAGAGAAAGTAAATATTAAAATGGCAACTTGGACATTAAAAACACAGCATAAAAAGAGTGCAGTTGAAAAACAATACTGGCGCAAAGATAGTGAAGTAATTATTAGAACCGAAGGCTATCGTTGGTGCGAATTCTACTGTGAAAGTGATGAACAACCTGATATTGACTATAAAAATGAAGGTGAATACAATCTCAGTGATAGTGATTACGATTGGGAATTGGTAAGCATGGATGATGGTTGTTGGGCAGATTGGGAATTTCCTGAAGACATGCCCAGAGAAGAACAATCAAAAATAGAAGATGCATGGGAAGAAGATTACTTTGACGGATTAGAAGAATTAGGATGGAGTTGTGATGACACTGACTATATTCTTTTAGGACCATTAGAGTTGTCTGATGCAGATGGTAATATTGTGGGTCAAGGCGATCCAAGCTAAATAAATTTTTAAAAGGAAACTAAAATGAAAGCACATGAAGATATTAAAACACAATTGGCAGCATACGAAGTAGAACACACTAAGTTTGAAGCAGGTAATGCAGCAGCAGGAACTCGTGCCCGTAAAGCATTGGGTGAACTAGCTAAAGCAGTTAAGGCTCGCCGCAACGAAATTACCGCTGAAAAAGCAGCAAGAAAAGAAGCTAAGGCTTAATCTTTGATAAATACATATGTTGCAAAGAGGCAACTAATAGACTTTGGTCTCGTTGAGCATAAACGATAGATGCTTTGAAAGGAACATATGTATAAACTTTATCAAATAACCAATACGGTCAACGAAAAATCGTATATAGGTATCACAAAACTTTCTATAAATGAAAGATGGAATGTTCATGTATCTAATTCAAGAAATCCTAAATATCCATTACACCATGCTATTGCAAAGTACGGATCAGATTCTTTCATAATAACTCTTTTAGAAGAAAATCAGAATCGTAAAATTATCAGTGATTTAGAAGAACCTACGATCCAACAATTAAAAACTCACATAACACAGCAAGGATATAATGTTGCTAAAGGTGGATATGGCGGAGACTTAGGACCAGAAGCGAGTCGCAAGCGTTTAGAAACTATAAAAAATTATTCACCGGAGAGAAAAGCAGAACATCAACGAAGATTGAGTAAACGCAATTTAGGTAAAACCAAAGAAAATGATGCAGGGAGATTAGCCCAATCAGAGAAGATAAAAGGTAACACTTTTCGTAAAGATATACCACATGTTGATAGTTCAAAACAAAAAATATCAGAAGGCAATACGGGAAAAGTAAGATCCAAAATTGCTAGACAAAACTACAGCAAGAATGCTAAAATAAGAGGAACTGGTCCGCAATTGCAAGGCAAAAAAGTTAGCTGTCTTTGCTGTAACAAAGACTGGGATTTAGGTAATTTTACACAACACATAAGGAAAATAAATGAGTTTTAATAAGACTAAAGCAGACCCCGAACTTGGATTAAAAGTTCACGAACACTTAGTTAAGATGGGTGTTGAGACTCCTACTAAGCCAAATGGATTAAGTAGGACTGACAAGATTGAAATCATTGAAGCAAAGTTCAATGATATTATGAACACTTTGGGACTTGATTTAACTGATGACAGTTTGATTGAAACTCCCAAGCGTGTTGCAAAAATGATGGTTGGAGAAATCTTTTGGGGACTTGATTATGAAGCATTCCCTAAATGTACAGCAGTTGATAACAAGATGCACTATAACGAAATGGTTGTAGAGCGCAATGTTAATGTACAAAGTAACTGCGAACATCACTTTGTCGTAATCGATGGATTGGCTACTGTCGCATATGTTCCTAAACAAAAAGTACTTGGATTGAGTAAAATTAATCGTATTGTAGAATACTTTAGCAAGCGTCCGCAAATTCAGGAACGATTAACAGAACAAGTATTCCATGCATTACAATACATCCTTGAAACAGAAGATGTTGCGGTTATGATTGATGCACAACACTATTGTGTGAAAAGCAGGGGCGCAGAAGATACGGGTAGTAGTACTGTTACAAGTAAGCTAGGTGGTGGATTCAAAAGTGATCCAGCAGCACGTGCAGAATTCTATCAACTGGCAAGGAAACAATAATGGAAATACAACCAAAAGATACCAGCCGAGGACATTTTTATGTGAGCCTTGTAAAAAGTTTCCTTCGTATCGGAGCAGGTATATCACTTATTATGATTGGTATTCCCGAAGCAGGCACGTTGCTTATTGTTGCAGAAATTCTTGGCATTGTTGAGGAGTTGGTATAATGGGATTTCGTAAACCAATAGACTATAATAGTGTTCATCATCAAATTTATATGGCTGGTGTAGAACTTCACTCTAGTCATAATGATGGATTTACTACTTGGGAAATTAAAAAAGACTTACACCGTCTTAAATGGTTACTAGATGAAATCATGGCTGATGCTCCAACTTATGCCGCTGAACAAGAATTCTTAGATGACCATTCTAAAGTAAAGATGTGGAGAACATTGAAAAAATGATATTTAACAGAATCAAAGAACTAAAACTACAGGGTCTTAAGATAGGTATCGTATTCTCGCAATTTGATATACTACACGCAGGACATATTGCAATGCTTAGTGAAGCTAAGAATCATTGCGATTACCTAATTGCCGGGTTACAGAATAACGCACAATGGGACAGACCCGGAAAGAATGCACCTATTCAAAGTATTGTAGAACGACAGATTAGTTTGAGTGCAGTACGCTTTGTTGACGAGATAGTTGTTTACAATACAGAAAAAGATTTGGAAGATATCTTATTGACATTGCCGGTAGATGTGCGTATACTAGGGGTTGAGTACAAAGGGAAAGACTTCACTGGACAAGAAATATGTGAAAAACGTAATATTGAATTAGTGTTCAATGGACGTGACCATAGTTTCAGCAGTTCAAGTTTGCGTAAGCGGGTAGTAGAAGCCGAGACAAAGGATAAATAAATATAACCGGTCTCTTATGGGCTCATCCCGGTATACAAATTCTGCGTCCTATGCTATAATAACATAGGAGAACATCATGGCAAAGAAATATTTCAGTACAAAAACGTACAATCAGATAGGTCCAGTAGCTTATCGTCAATGGCGTGCAGATAGTCATTGTAATCTAATTCATGGCTACGCAATGTCGTTTCATTTTGAATTTGAAGCAGACACACTAGACGCACGAAACTGGGTAACAGACTTTGGTGGACTAAAGCCACTTAAAGAAAAACTAGAAGAATGGTTTGATCATACATTGCTAGTCGCACAAGACGATCCAATGCGTGAACATTTGTTAGAATTAGGTAGACTTAAACTTGCTAAAATTACAGAAGTTGAAAAGACAGGATGCGAAGGAATTAGTGATTTCTTATACGAATATATCAATACAATATTTTTACCTAACTGCGGAGCAGAAGAAGCTAAACGAGTTTGGTGTACTAGAGTAGAAGTACGTGAAACAGATTCAAACATGGCAGGTCGTCAAGGACATAGAGAAGATAACGAATTTAAAGATTGATATGAGCAAACTAAAAGTAAGTGAACTATTTTATAGTATTCAGGGTGAGGGCAGATACATGGGTGTCCCCTCCGTGTTTCTGAGAACATTCGGATGTAACTTCAAGTGTGCTGGGTTTGGTATGCCTAAAGGTGAACTAAGTCGTGAGGTAGAAGATATAGCTAGTCGTGTGCATTATTTTAATGATTACAAAAAACTTCCATTAGTCAGTACAGGATGTGATAGTTACGCAAGTTGGGATCCACGCTTTAAAGACTTGAGTCCAATGCTCACTACTGATAGTATTGTTGATAGCATTATGGATATGCTGCCACATAAACGTTGGATGAGTGAACATCTGGTGATTACGGGTGGTGAACCATTGCTAGGTTGGCAACGTAATTATGTTGATTTACTTTCGCATGACAAGATGCGTGGGCTACAAGAACTAACGTTTGAAACTAATGGTACACAAGAACTACATCAAGACTTGAAAATATACTTACACAAATGGAGTATCAGTCGCAGCATGGGTGCGATAACATTTAGTGTTAGTCCTAAACTTGGTATCAGTGGTGAAAAGTGGGAAGATGCAATCTGTCCAGACGTAATCTATGAATACAGTCAAGTGGGACATACGTATCTCAAATTTGTAGTAGCAACTAAAGAAGATGTAGAAGAAGCACAAGCAGCCGTAGATGAATATAGTAAACGTGGATTCAGAGGTAATGTTTACTTGATGCCCTGCGGTGGTGTAGAGAAATTATATTCAATGAATGCTAGAACAGTTGCTAATGAAGCAATGAGATTGGGCTGGCGTTATAGTGATAGACTTCAAGTGACGCTGTTCAAAAACGAATGGGGAACATAATGAATTTCTTTTGGGTTTTCTTGCTTGGGTATATAATAGGTGTGTTACACATGTGCTATCGTTCAAATGAAGATGCTAGAGTGGATAGAGAATAATGCCATTAGATAGTATGCAGTCATATTACTACTACAAGCATCGTATTGTGGGTAGAAAATTAAAGTTTGCCCTTATCCCTAGACGTTGCTATATAACAAAGCGTAGAATATGGTTAGAACGTGCATATTGCATCACTTCAATGATTACTGGTCCTGGCCTACCTATATATGAGTATTACTGGTTTGACAAAGATGAATATTTAATAGCAAGATTGAAAGATTTAATATGAGTTTTGAAATGCGTTGGCTTATTTGTAATGGTAGTGAAAAAGTATTGCAATATAGATACCAAATAGAAAATACAAATTATGATATGTTTACTTCAACAGGTAGTCCTATCAAAACAACAGGTTGGTCAAAATGGACAGATGTACCAACGGTATATGAAACAAAATGAGAACATACGATAAACGAATTGGATTCTTAGTAAGCTATCAAACACTAGTACCACATGGCGGCATAGGTCAGTTTGCAAAAAGTTTTTGTGAGTTGATGGACAAGTATAATATCAAAGTTGATATTATAACTGACAAACAACCACAAGACAGTGAGTTTGTAAAGTCGTTGAAAGCTAATATAATATCACCTGACGAAACCTTATCATATACAAAACATAGCAATATCTTTATGTATGGTGATACTTTTTGTTATGAACGAATGGCTAATTTTCGTAATGCCATTGTAAAAGCACTAAGCAGCAATTTATATGATGCATTCGTATGCAATACATACGAAACTGTACAGGTGGCAAGCACAATGGGTCTAGAAGATGTTGTACAGATAATTGCTTATACACACTTAGAGAGTCAGATTTTTACAGATACAAAGAATCCTTTCTTACATTCTACAAATGAAATGATGCGTAGACAATTAGAAATGAATGGTATTGTTGTTGGTACACAGAGCATTTTCAATTTATTGAACGTGAATGGTACAGCATTTCATTTGCCTATTCCCATTACTGAACAAGGTTTGTTAGAAGAACATCATAATCCACGTGAGGGAGTGTTGTTTGTTGGCAGATGGGAAGAAGGCAAGAACCCTGAACTTTACTTGGACTTAATTGAGCAAACTAAACTACCCGCACGAATTATGACTAATGCAAACGGTGCTAAAAAGTTTGAAGAACGACTAAAGAATATGGGCATAACTGATTACAAAATTGGTGTTAGTATCATTGGACAAGAGAAGGTAGACTTTATCACTAGTTGCCGTGTCGCATTTAATCCTAGCAGTGTGGAGAGTTATGGTATGGCTTTCTATGAACAAATGTCACAGATGCCTACAGTATGTTTAGATGGCATGCGTTGGACTAAAAATTTTAATAGTGAATATTTCTATGCTATTGATAAGAAACACGTGGCTGAATTAGTTACTAGATTATATAATGAATTCCCAACAGCAAAATCATATTATGATACTGGGGCATTAAAACACACACAACAAACAGAAACTGATGTGTTTCACAAATGGAATACATGCTTCAATGAATTTAATTCAAAACAATCAAGCAGTTCTACTGCAAAAATATTACAAACTCAAACCCTTAAATGTAGAGAGTTTATATTTTCTCTTAGGAATAAAAAATTAAAAATAGATGACGGGTCTGGCTTAAATATTTGCATAGATGATGCTAGATCAGCACTAGGTAATAAACACAAATATCGTGTCATTTACACAGATAAAAATACCTGGCTCACAACTGATCCTAGTTTTGAACCGAATGAAGAAGAAAATTTATTTGAATTTATATGAAAAAAGTATTAATAACAGGTAACTCAGGTTACATTGGAAGTCATCTTTCTAAGATGCTACAGAACAATTATGAAGTATATGGATTGGATATTAATCCACCGCAATGTCCAGTAGTTGAACATCATCAACATGATATCAACAGGATATTCAGTATTGGTATAGAGTTTGATTGTGTTATTCATTTGGCTGCATTAGTTAATGTAAGCGAAAGTGAACAAATGCCTATTAGGTATTACATCACTAACTTGAACGGTACTATGAATGTTATCAATAAGATAAAGACAAAGAACTTTATTTTTGCCAGTACTGGTGCAGCACAAGATTGTGCTAGCGCATATGGTATCAGCAAACGTGCAGCGGAAGATGTTGTGCGTGAATATTGTACACAACATAGACCTACACCCTATACAATCTTTAGATTCTATAACGTAATTGGTAGTGACGGGTTTGGTCCAACTAATCCTGATGGATTAATGCACAACTTAATGAGTGCCAAAGAGAAGGGTGAGTTTACTATCTTTGGTACTAACTATGATTCAAGTGACGGAACTTGTGTGCGTGATTA